TAGGTATGCACTTTGGGGTGGTCAAGGGCACTACAACAGCTGTGGCTGTAGACCTAAATGCTGACAAAATCAATCGTTTAATTAACAATATATCCATTCCCCATGGCGAGATTGTTTTACAAACAGCTGTTCCGTTCATATCAGATAAGGAATTTAGCATTGAACCACTACCATTGCGTAGTAGTTTATGGGTGAATTTGTCTTCCTCCAATCCCGTATCAGCTGAAGTTGTCGGTACTATTGTAAATTTTAGAGCTAATAGTTTCAAGAGTAAAGTTGTCGATATGCCTAAGAGAGAATTGTGGCAAGACATAGAACTTAAGTACTGTGGCGCTAAAAATTATTTTAATACTCCTGTCTGTAAGGGTGAGATGGGCCCTGATGGGTGGACAGATCCTTTCACCGTAGCAATGAGTAAGAATGACAATATCGGTGGAGACCCGCGCATCTGGGAACTAGCTGTACAAGACTACCTTTATCAAGTAGAATTGCTACGCGGTTTCGAGCGTATACGACCTTTAACTGATGAAGAGTGTGTGTTGGGTGTAATTAATACTGATGTTGGCAGTATCAATATGAGCACGAGTGTAGGTCCACCATACAATGAACCTAAGAATCGCCATATAACGATTGACCATGTCAAGAGAACATACACTTTTTCGAAACCTTTAATCAAACAACTCGAATATATAGATACTTTGTTGGAAGCTGATGTAGTGCCAATTTCTGTTTGCAATTATGTTTTAAAAGACGAAGCTATATCGATAGAAAAACAAAGCAAGCATAAGATTCGAGTGTTTAATGTGTTGCCTTATGCTTTTAACCATCGTCTCAAACAATATCTAGCACCCCTTATGGTTTTTATGCGCCAACATTGGCGTTTTTTCGAATTTGCAGGTGGTATGGATGTTACATCGTATCAATGGGGAGAAATTTACCAATGGTTAGATGGGTTTCCAAATTGGAGCGATGGAGACAATAGTGCCTTTGATGCTAAGCAAAGTACGATGGAAGGGTTGTATGCTGTGCGCGCAGTGTTATTGTTAGCTGAACACTGCCGATACTCTGAGATTGAGTTGCGGAATCTGAAAAATTTGATGTTAGGGTGTATAACTGTTGCTCGTATAATGAAGGGTGATTTGTTCTATACTACCTATATGATGTGTACAGGTTTCTGGGCCACCTTGATGTTAAATTGCATTAGAAATAGTTTGCAACAGCGGTATTGTTTCATTAGATTACGCCCTAG